AGTGGCTGTAGTAATAGCCCCAGAAGCGATGGCGACAGTGCCCACTTCTCCGCCACTAAAAGTGATCTTTGATGCCGCAATGGTTCCGCTTGGCAGTAAACCAATGCCATATTGAACGAGCCCACTAACTACAATCTTCTTGGTTTCACTGGCCGATGTATCAACGACGGGCAGTAGATCACCACCCGCCAGATCAACCCCAGAAAGACTATTAAGCTCCGAAATTCTAAGGTCGGCCATCTTAGTAAACTTTGCTAATCAACAGCTTCTTGCAACAGTCTAGCCGTCGCATCTTGCTCAAGCAGGATATCATCTGTATTCTCCTGCAATATCTTGTTAATTGGAATGGTTTTGGCCCTCAAACGAATTGGACCAGTTGTAACGTAATCTATTGCAATGGTCACATAATCTTCCGCCGCATAATTAACGCCGGCTTGCGTCACGATGCCATCAATTTCATACCAAAGTTCATCGTCTGCTGCAGTGCCAGCAGAATAATCACCAGCAGTTTTAATGTAAAGTTTTGCAGCGAAACCACTTCCAATTTCCGTGCGCAATGCAAGCTGCATTAAATAATGCACTGTTTCCGCAGGATTTCCATCTATGTCCGTCGGAAGATATTCCCAAATTGCACGAAGGCTTCCGCTTCCAGAAATTAAACTTGATTGACTGTTTCTAAATTCTTCTCCCAACGCAGTGGTGTCAACAGTTTCCCTATTGGTATTAAGCTCAAAAGATGTACATTGAGCCAATAAATGTGGCACACTATTGACAACCTTCACTGAAATAGGAATATTGTTTGCAATATTGCTAAGCGTAATTGCATTAGCAGTTAGGCCCTCCAATGCTGTGTCAAATGAAGAAAATAGGCGAATTCCGCCAAGCTCATCCACGTGAATATACCAAGAGCCAGCAGATTGTTGCTGGGAATTTCCCCAGCCACTGGCAGCCACGAAAGATAGTATGCTCCCATCTGTAGAGCGTATTTCAATTTGATCACCACTATTTAAGAGGCCAATATCAAAATCAAAGCTAAAACGCTTTTTGCTCGTATTAACGTCCGATGGATTGACAACTGAATATTTCAAGCCATCAAAAGATTGACGCTTGAGTTCCACTTGCCCAAATCGGCCTAAATAAACACTCATTAGATGGTCACCGATGTAGGAGCGCCAGTCACTTGAAAATTAATATCGGCCTTGCTAATTTCTCCCACCGAAGCACCAATGGAAACGCTGGTAATGTAAACAGTAAATTTCACATCCTTGTTGGTATTGCCATCGCTGAGTCGTAAAGTGAGCTCGGCAGTGTCATTTGTGCTAACACCACTTGTTTTAACAATTTTTCTTAACAATGTGCTTGCGTCATTCCTATTTGCGTCGTCAGAATAATACAACAAACTTGCACTGCCACTAAAACTTTGCAAGCCTGGTACATAAGTTTTTTGATCATCGCCAAGCGTAGTACTATCCAGGGTTTCCATTTCCCCTTGCAATGACCATGAGGCTACTTTGACTAGCGTTGTGCCATCTAACAGCAGACTGCCATCTCGGCCCGTGTAAATTTTTGCCATAATAATGCCCTCGTTTTAATAGTCTACAAAACCCCAATCAATTGCACTTGTACAGTGCTCCTTCCCGGCTTTACGGAAGTGATTTGCGGGGCGCTTTCGTAGCGCCATGCATTACCACCGCTCACGTCAAGCGTAGACGATGCTCCTGTCCATCCAGTTTTAGTCGACGATGGAATGGTGAAAGTGCCATAGCTTCCATTCACTTCGTCAAAATGATCAACAAAAGCTTGAGCTTGCCCGTCAGTGATGTTTTCATATGACAGTTCAAGTTTCATGCCTGTGCGTTGGCTTCCATACAAAATGCGTATTTCCACGCCAGACTGCGCCTTAAAATTTTTAATGGGATATTCCCCAGGATCAAAAGAACGACTTGTCGGAACCAAAGAGGGAAAGGCCATTAGCTTTCAACTTCAAAGACTGCAGAATTGGCTACATCCTTAGCAATAAGACTAACCAATTTATCATCACATGGGAATTCCGAGGCCGATACTGTCACCGTGCCCTCGTTATCCAATGTAAGTTGTTCAATCATGTAAACGTTTTGCGAAACAGTTGTAGTAACCACCGTAAACACATGCCCGTATAAAGAGCTTTCCTGAACTATTCCTCCGCTTACGCTCATCGTATTTTCTCTCACTTCGTCAGAAGACGGCCCATAGCTCAGAATTCTGTATTGACCATCCGCAAATTCGGTGGCACTAGTGATAACACCGCTTGCGCTAATGCTGCCATTTTGTGCAGCACTATAAGGATTGCTTTCCGTAATTACGCGAATGTAATCTCCCGGAGCCAGGTCCATGCCATAAGGAGTGGTTTTGAATTGAATGGTATGCGTGATATGGCGCCTCACAGCCATAAAGAAACGAGCAACTAGCTCTGCATGTTGCTGGCTTGTACAATATTGCAACATATCAAATTGTTCCAATGGATAAGAGCTGCTATTTGCTTCTTTCCATCGAACAACAATATTTTTCTCTGCACTAAGCTGATTTTCTCGTTCTTCGCGAAAACGCATAGCGGCCTGAAAGTCTTTGCGCTGCTCAGCGCTTAAATAACTAAGCTCAAAGGAGTCTTCAAGAATATTGCCAGCAGTGAATAATTGCTTAATTACTACTGGACTGGTACTGATTGAACCGTTGGCGTTAATTGGCAATGCTGGAATTAATGAAAATTTTCCATCTGTAATGGCAAAATTACACAGCATAAAAGGAGCCGTGTCCGCAATAAATTGCCGCACATTAATGGTGCTGCCAATGATACCATCAAAGAACAATTTATTATCTCGTAAAAACTTAGAAGTGGTAGCCATTTGTTCCGTATCAATTAATGGCGCATTGTCATATGACATATTTAAAGTGTTACCAACACCCGCCACTTTGTCGGTGAGCAAATAATAAACAAGGTCTGTGAATAAATTACTTGGTTCGATAACCCCTCCATCGTTTGGATGAAGATGCTTCACTGGAATGCCATTTTTAAGCCAAAATCTCACTTGATCTAGGTTGGTAAAATTCCTAGATGCTTTCAACGCAAGTCCAGCAATTGTCATGTTGTCGTATAACGGTGCTTCATCATTTCGCACAATTTCATTTACATAAACAACACTATGCTCGGGATTGCCTCCATTGGATTTTTCCACCAAATTGCCATATAAACTAATGTCTGCGTATTGGCTTTGAAATTCAAAAACACGGCCTGGAAAGCTAAATGCTTGAGACTGCGTAGAAGTAAGAGCCTCTAAGACCAGCCGAATGCCAACGTCTGTCCCCGGATACCGGAATGGATTGGAGCCTCCTACGGTTTGGGAGTCCACATAAATATCGCCGCGCTGCAAATTAAACCCTTCGCTAACATTTTGTATTTCAATAATTGGATCGCTCCAGAAGTTATAGCGGCCAAATGTACCATTTCCCGGATTTTCAACAACAGTACTTTTTAATTGAATGGTCATTTGTGATGACCAGTTGATTTCATAAGTTTGAACGTAACCGCGCCCGTAATTTTCCGCATTGCCAAACACTTCGTGATAATAACCCTGGCGACGCCCTGAAGAGCTATCTCTTGTAATGACGCCCGCCACTCGATATTTGCGACCAATAGTTGAAATTAAAGGCGCTGGTGAAGGTGGTTGCCTAAATGGATTGGAGGCAATGGTGTCAAAAGTGGTGATAAACTCACCCAGACCCTCCCAATTATTAGAGGCATCAACAATGTTCTCTTGTTCAATCACCCAGCCATAGATTTGGCCAGAAAAGTGAGAATTGGTTCCTGATAATTGAGCTTTACTAAGTGTATAGCGCATCTTGTACCAACGCCCGCCGGTAAGTTCATGCCTATATTCAAAGGTTACGCGAGTGCCAGCATCGCCCGGATAGTTATCGGCAGAACCAATGCCAGCTAAGCGGGTGAGTTCCCAAGAAAAAGAGCCAGCACGTCCGCCAATTGGAGCATAATCAAAGGCAACATTTGTATACCAATCCAGCCATTCAACTGCAGAAAGCGTGCGGTCTAATGCCTGACCATCATTGGGAAGATAGTCCAAAATGCCTACATTTGATGGCCGCGCAGTTTGCGTAACAATGTCAGTTTGCGCAGGCTTTGCCATAAATTCACTGTTGAATTTAATCTCGCTTTTTTTCACTATTCGTCCCACGGAATTAACCTTAAATGCGCCGTAAACATTTGTATATGTGCCCACTAGTTCTTGACGCACAGCGGTGTTGTCTACGCCATGGTGAAGGTGCCATAATTTTTCGCTGTCTTCCATGTTTTGGCCAATATCAGCACCATTGATTGGCACCATTTGAAATTCATACTGGCGCTTGTCTGGATGGCCAATGCGAATAAAATTGTACTGTTCCTTGGGCTCATTGCCAATGATGCAAAATTTCTCCCCCAATGGTTGCCAAGCGTATTCATTGCCTGAACTATCAGTTCCAGCCGGACGAAGATAAATGGTAAAAATGGACGAGCGCGTAATCATGGCCGTGATTGTGCCCGTACTAACTGAAATGCGCCCTCTCTCTAGTTCTTTCAATTTCTCGGGAGATGGAATGGTCTGGAAATTACAAAGCCCATTGAGGCGTTGGTAGACGTTGCTGCGCAAGCCAATTTCAGTGGAATGGCAAGCCCTAGTATTGCGAACAGTGGCCTTTGCTACTTTCATTAACGGAAAAAATGCAGCTCCAGCATTAAATTGATTAGACGCCGCCTGATCTTCGCTATCGCTTAAATAATCAGCGGTAATCATTTTGTTGGAAACCAGGCCAATCCTGCTTGCCGATGCAAAACTTGTATTAATGCAACGAAGTTTGATTGTTTGCGTGCTACCAAGTCGCCAAATTGGAAGACTGCGACTGATAACTTGCCAGGTTGTGCGACCAATCATGAAGATTTCGCCCACCTGCAGGGCATCGTCGGCAGCATTGCGCATTTCTTCGGTGGCGTCATTGATGTCATCAACACTCACTTCCCTGTAAGAAGTTTTGTATAAATCTTCCCTAATTTTTCCGCCATCAATGGTAAAAGTGGCAATATCATTCACGCTTACTGGGCGTATTTCAGTGCCGCTACTGTCTGAAACGATTTGATCATTTAGGGCAGTAATTCCCATGCGACGACTGTAATTTCGACCAGTACCACTCATGCCCAAAGGTCGCACGCTGTAATAATTTCCACCATCATCGCCTTCATAGGTGAAGCCGGTATCATTGCGGCTGCCGGCAATTTTTACACGCTCATAAGTTAGGGTTTCGCCAGGATCATCCCGTTGTCCTTGTAGATGGGGAATTGGAATGACGCGCCAATTCACGCGATAATTAGAGCCATTGGCAATAGGCGAATAACAGCCAAATTCTGAATTATTACTCAGGCTATGGGCCGCACAAAATGCCGGCGAGGATAAATCATCTCCCACGGGACATGAAAAAATGTCATTATTATTATCCGGATCGCCACTTGCCAGGGAACCGCGAGTGCCATAAGTGAGATTTACAGCTTGAACACGATATAAATTAGAGGCAGTAGTATTGCGTTTCCAGTAAAAGGCAAAAGACTGCTCATAAATGGCATCCAATACGACGTTGCCCACGAAAATGCCTGACAATGCTGGGGGAGGATCTATGCCGTCTGGCGTAACAAAATCAGCTACGCCCTGTTCTCCAACAACAAAAAGCATTTTTACGCCTTGCTGTGAACCGTAACTAAACATGCGGCTCCAAACAAGCTTGGGCGTGACAAGAATACCCCCAGTTGAGCCCGTCCATCGCCCAAAGATAATGGGAATAGGCTCGCCGTAATTTGCTAATTCTGCTTGACTATTGAATCCGTAAGTGGGTGCAAAACGTTGATTGCCAACGATGCTGTCAAGAGTGAGAGTTCTTGTGTCTTGACTTTGAAATTGAGGAGCACTTGGCTTTGGTGCCAGAAAATATGCTGCAGCAGTACTGGCCGCCCCTAAAACAAGGCTAATAACAATTGGTATCCAAACCGCCTCCGAAGCCTGAATGTCGGGAACATGGTCATATTCGGCAGGGCGTATTCTTGCTTTTTCTTTTGCTAAAAATACAAACCTTCTATATTCTTCTTCCGTGCATCCTGCTAATTGAATTAATTGCTTTTCATACGGTAACAATGGGGCGCGATAATATTTATTAGCGGTGTCCATACCACTTGTTTTGAAAGGCGGTTGATACATAGGACGCCCTTCTGCCATACCACTCCAAAGCTCCAGTGCTCTTGCTTTTGCAGCACAACATCTCCATCATACAACGGAATCTTAATTGGACGGCCCCATTTTCTTAAATCACGAATAATATCCCTGGTGGATGCACTGTACCATTCTTCCTTAAATTTAGGCGTGGGAATATCTAATTCTTTCAACACTGCATACACCAAATGAATGCAATCAATTTCTTCGCCACTGCCATCGGCGCCAAGTTTATATTTTTTGCCAATTAGCAAATGAATCATTGCATGCGAACATTGGAAGTGGCGGGAATGTTGCCTATTAAGCGCTGCGTAAGGCGTCTCTGGGGGGCATCAGCGCCTACGGCGTCTAGTACTGTGTTCAATGTGAGGGAAAGTTCAGCATCACGCCAGGCGCCTCCAGAGATCATGCTGACATAACGATGCACTCGGTCAAAACTGCTTGTGTTGTCTGGGTTCAGTAGCACTACATCCACTTGCGCCAACCATCGTTTCTTTAACGCTTCAACTGCCCAGTTCCGACTCAATGCATTATTCGGAAATACAAGATCAGCTTCAGTGTTATCGCCAGTGCGATTAATTGTCACGCCAGAAAAGCCAAACGGCAAAAAGCCATATTGACCTCCTTCGTAATCAATGGTTTGATTAATAAAGAAATTTTGGAAACGTTGCCTAACGTTTCCATTTTCACTAAGAACGAGAAAGTTGCCAAGAGCGAGTTCCATTAAAGACCAATTCTCCTTCTGGTGGAGGCACTCATTTGCATGCGACGCAATGTGCGCTGTTCACCTTGAGCCGCACCTTGTCTTGCGGCTTGAGCCATTCCAACTTGGAATTGATCAGCCGTCACGTAATCTACGCTATTAATCCGTTCAACAGTGTATCTTACGTCAATTGGACTCATCATTGCAGCCATAGCTTCACCGCCGCCAGCATCGGCAGAAGTGGGAATAACAGAAGGTCCACGAGCACCCGCTGCATAACGATCCATTGCGCTTCGCATTTTGCTTTGTGGAATGACATACTCAGGTTCACCGCCTTCGCCAATAAGGCCAAGCGTTGGGCCAGTAACCATGCCACCATCGGCAAAGGCTTGGAATCCACCCGTCAGGTATCCGCCACTCGCGAATCCGGTAAAGGTTCCAGCTCCAAAACCTGCAGTAGAGCTTAATTTGCTGGCTTGCTTTGTGGCGCCTTCAAGCCCCATGGGACTTCCCATGCCAGCAAAAGCCTTGGCAATGCCAATGGCAATATAAGTGGCAATCATTTGAGAGGCGGCCTGCAATAATGCATCGCCAACAGCCTTAAGGAAAGAAGAAAACACCTCTTGGGCAGTAGCAGTGCCCTGAATCATTGACGTGATGCCTTGGGTCATCATTGTTCCGAATGCATCTCCAATGCCGCCAATGGCGGTTTGAATGCCACCAAATACGCTTTCCAACTGCATCGCACGAGTCTCTAGCTCCGCCATTTGTCTGGCATATTCTGGAGTGGCGCCTGGTTGGTTTAAAGTGCGCTCGTAAATTTGAGCCGCACTTCCATAGAATCCAGCCCCTAGTCCAGCCCCCATCACATCAACTTCTTTTTGACGTGAATCAATGTCTTGCTGTAATTTACGAGTTTGCAATAAGTCTTTTTCGGCTTGATTGAGAATGTCAAGCTTGTCAGCTAAATCCCTGGCAAGATCAATTCTTGCCTGGAATAATGGCAAATCTTTTTCGCTAACGCCCTGTAGCTGGCGCATGATAAGTAGATCTAATTTTTCCCGCTCAGTAAGTTCCCCCGTGGCACTAGACAATCCAGCCACTTTATCTTCAGCCTGCGCAATTTGATCAGAATATTTTTCTGTAATATCAAACAAATCACCAAGTACTGCCTTGTTATATTCTTGTTTCAACGAACTTTGTTCGACACCCAACATTCGATCAGCTTCTGCTCTTGCCAATCCTCTAAATTCTTCTTTTAATTTACCTATATCCTTAATTCTTTCCGCATGCTGAAGATCTGCTACTTTTAAGCCGCCTTCATATCGAATTTTGGCAATCTCCAAATCTTTTTGCCGCCTAGTCAGCTCAACAGTTGCCTCTATTTCTTTAACAAGATTATCAATTCCTTTTTGCTGTATTCTTATTGCTTCGCTACTATATTCGCGAAGTTTAGTTTTGCTATCTTTACCAGCCTCTTGAGCGTCAACACCTGACACCATAGGCGCAGGTTGGTTTAGCCCCATTGCCTTTTGCCTTTGTAGCGCAGTAGGTAATGCTTGGCCTACGTCTTGCACCACTTGCCGTTGGCCGGAGATTGCTGAGCCAAAAAGGTTTTGAACCTGCGTTTCACTTAGTTGTCCTTGTGGTAATTGCACTCCCAAGAGGGCGGCCTGCTGCCTTTGTGTTGCAGTGGGGGTGACACTTGCAACAGTTGAACTTCTGTATTGACGCTCCTTTCGTCCAGAAGACAGTACACCCGCCTGCAAAGTTTGCAGGTCTCTTATATTTGCCCGTGCCGTACCAGCCTGCATTTGCAGCATTGAAACATTGCCGGATAAAGCTGCATCTTTAATTTGCCGAGAAGCCGCCCTCGCATCTTCTGCCGCTTTTTTAGCACTGTCTCCCATGGAGAAGAATGCAGCTCCCAGCCCCGTAACCAAAGCAATAAGTGCTCCAATGCCAGTGGAAACCAATAATACTTTTAGTGCTGTGCCGAGGCCAATCACTCCTATTTGAGCACTGCTAGCGCTCACCCCTAAAACATTAAAAGCAGTAGAAAGACCCACGATTGAAACACTTCCAGCACCAGCCGCCTTAACCGCAATATTCATAAGAGTCAACGCTCCCATTACGGTCATTGCAATGATTCTCACTGAAGCAAGTCCAATTGCAAAACTTGCCAAGACGGTGATTACAGTAGACAAGTTTGTTCCCAAAAATGTCATTACTGGATTGAGAACATTACCAATAAGCCCTGCAATGTTCATCACGGCGGTTGCCGCTTTGCCAACTTCTGATACAAACGATTGGATGTTTTTTGCTTGTTGCGCAATGGCAGGATCGGCGGCTGCTGCGTTTAATAGTTCAAGCCGCGATTGCAGGGCCGCTACGTTTTGTTCGGCAGCGCGAACTTGCTCTGGTTTTGCACCTCCAATTGTTAAATCTTTTACATCTTTTTGAGCTGCAGCCAATTGTTTTGCTGCTCGATCCTGCTCGCCCATGGCTAATTGAGCGGACATTGAAAGCTGTTTTAGCGCTCCCGATAATGGCCCCAAGATGGACTGAGCTGCAGTATTGGCTAGTGGCGCAAAGCTTTCCAACGTGCGCCTAAAGTCTCCTTGGACGGTATTAAGAAGACCTTGCAGTGATTTGCCAGCAGCTTGCGCTCCGGTGCCGAAGCGATTCATTAATTCATCACTAACCTTGGCAAATACTTCCCTAAAGCGCTGGCCAACAAATTCGCCATCTTCCATGGCCTGACTAAATTCTTTTACGGACATTCCAGCCGCTTTGGCAAATAATGCAAGAGCGCCAGGAAGGACATCGCCCAACTGCCCTTTGAGTTCCTCGCTCATGATCTGTCCTTTACTGGCCATTTGGCCAAAGGCGTAAATCACTCGTTCAGCCTTATCTGGTGTGAGTTGCAATGCGGCAGTAGCTGCGCTAATGCCAGTAAAAAGTTTTTCAATGGAGCCCGAATCAAAACCAGTGGGCGCCATTGATGCATACAAACGCACGAAGCCTTGGCGAGTGGTTTCAAGATTTAAACCAAATGCTCTCTGCACGTTATCCACGTAAAGCATTTCTTTTGCAAACGTGCCCGTATCTTGTGTGGCCGTTTGCATTGCATTGCTAAATTGCTGCTGGCTTTTTGCAGCATTTAAAATTTGGCCAGGCAAAGAAGTGATAAAGGCAAGACCCTTATACGCAGTGCCATAAAGCAACACTTGCTTGGTTGCGTTTAGAAATTCTCCACCAATTTCTTTTAGTCCTCCAATCAATGGAATAGACGAGGCCCTAAAATTCCTTACAGAAGCATTGGCAATGTCAATGGCAGTTTTGAACTTTTCCATGGAACTGCCCGGACCAATAAAAGTGCTTGGGTACAACTGAGCCGCGCCATCTGGCGGCATGCCTCCAGGAGGAACAAAGCCACCTCCTGGGCGCCTTCCTCCAGCATTAAAGTATCCACCAGTGCCTCCTGCTGCTGGTAGTAGCGGGCGCGATGGGGGATTGGCTCCTGGTGGCAACACCCCTCTGATGGTTGCTCCTAGGTCCTCTACTCTTGTTTGACGAACAGCGCTATTCATTGCTGTTCTGAATTCATCTACAAATGCATTTGCTGCATTTCTTAAAATTTCTTTTAATTCTGCATCTAGCAAATCTCCCATTAAAAGTTTTTGCCCTGGGCCACCAGTTCCACTTAAAGCGGGAAAAATTGGAGCGGGCGGAAGAATTCGCCCGCCGCCTCCTATCGCTTGCCCAGGAGGTACAGTTGCGGCCCAAGATGGCGCGGCAATACCACTTCCGCGAAAACCAGCCGCTTGCTGCCCAATGGCCGCTGGGCTCATGCCTCCCATCATGAGAGCCATCCGGGCCAAACGATCTAGCATGCGCTGCATTTTGCGCGTAGCGGATTGTTCGGCCAATTCCATTGACCTTAAAAGACCAAGTTCAAAACCTTTTCCTGCGTCTTCGCCAATATTAAACATCTCCCTAGAGGGAGATTCAATGCGCAAAGTTTTTTTAAGCCCACTCAAAAGAGCAGTGCCATATTCTCCTGCGGCTTTTTTGACTAAAGAATTTTGCTTGGAAAAAGCATTTAAGAAACCTTGCCCTGCATCGTTTGCAGCCTGATTTAAGGCGGTTACAATTTTGCCTTTTTCTTTATTAATTTCAGAATCAAAAGCAACAAGTCCCGCCTTTGCTGCAGCAGCATATATCGCTTGTATCTGCCCAATGTTTAACTGGGTAAGTTCTTGTCGGAAGGTTCCAGCTTTACGCGGTAAAGCACCGCCAGCGCCGCTGGAGAGTTTTGATAATTCGCTGGCTAAGTCTTTTGCATTTTTAATTTCCGCTTTTAAATTTGTTTTTACTTCTAGAAAGTAATTTCTGCGGCGAATGTTCGATCCCAGCGCGTTGAGCTCGTTTTGAACTGAACTGCGATCAAATTTTACCTGCACGGGCATTTTATAGCCCGCAGAAACTTGCCCAAGCCCCGCTAATTGCTGCCTAAAGAATGCTAGGTCAAGACTTACCTTAAGCCTCAGTTCGGCGTCTTGAGCCATTTTGTTCACGCACTCACTTTTCCCTTAATTCTATAATCATTGGCCATCATTACGCCCGGCAAAGGCTTTTAATTCGTCTGCTAACAATGCAATCACCCTCCCGTCCATAATCCTTTGCTTCATTAACCGCTGGAATACGCGCAAACTTTCGTCGGTAACACCACCTTCTTTTTTCAGTTGCTTAGTATCGAACGGCAGGAAATCATCAGGCTTGATCTTACTCTTTTTGCCTGCCATCATACCCGCAACCATTGTGCCCAGCTTGGCAATGGCAGCGCTTTGAATGTTGTATTTAGCAACATCATGCTTGTCTAAATATTTCAACGCAGCTTTAACGTCGGCAATTTTCTGCTTGCCAAATTGACCTGCGCTCCAGCGCTCGTCTTTCAAATCGGACGATGAAAGGCGGAAGTAAATTTCGTTCCATGGCGTAATATTTTTTAAAACATTACGCGCCCGCATTTCGGCGGCTTCCGCTATTGAGGAGGGTTCCTCTTCTGCGCTTTTTTTGCGCCTGCTACCTCCTTCGTTTCAGCTTCCTGTTCGGCAGAGATAAACTCAACCATTTTGGCAATAGCTTTACGTGGAAGAGCTTTAGTATCGTCCAGTTCCCAGTCGGACAGGTCTTGCCATTCCCCATCAACTAAGCCCTGACCGCGAGAACGCATGAAAGCCGTCACCATGCGTGCGTTAGTAGCTTCAACAGACGTGCCACCAGTGATCATGCTCAGCGTTTCTTCCGTATAGTCGGAAAGCAGTTCAGCTTCAGTAAGCGCACCGCCTCCCTGCAGCAATGCAAAGGCTTCGTCCAAAGGAATATCCTTGGCAGTGGCAATACGCTTGGCAAGCTGTACGGCGCGAATGGTTGCCTGGCTTTGAAGCTTGCTAATTTCCTCTTGCTCGATAGCCTCTGCGACTAACCAGCCACCATATTTTTTTAAGCGAATACCAGGGAGCAGGTCGAAAAATTCTTCAGTCTTGGTTTCCAGGAGAAAGCTGTACTTGCTCATGATCTAGCACGTTTAATAATGCATTGAATACCTTCACTCTTTCGCTGCTAGAGCGAAATTCTTTTGGCACTTCAATCAGCATTGAATTATTTTCGTTGCTTATTCTAATGGTCTCTTCCCTGCAAGAAATAAGACACAATATGCCCGCTTCCAAGGAGGCGCCATCTAGTGAGCAATTAATTGCATGGACCGTTTTGTCCCTGCTCCACAAATAATCAATTTGCATTTAAAAGAACGAAGCGCGAATCCTGCGCCTTAAAGCTTTGCTCACCACACTAGCCTGAAACTTGGCCGGCACATAAATATCATCCGTCCAGGGCCTGGGTTCCAGGTTGGTGCCAATCCCCTCGTGAACATATAAGGCATAAGCATTGCCAGAGCTATTTTTTGCATCCCAGTTCCATGATGCAGTGATGTCATTTGTTCCTTGCGTAATTTTAAAACTGTCTTTTCCGCTTTGATAAAGCTCTCCCAAGTCGTAAATATTGCGGACGGTGCCGGCGGACTCCCCGCTTTTACGCCTTGTATATCCCGGATACTGCCATTTATCATCTTTGAACTGTTCCTCAAAAAAACCATCGTCTAAATCTTCTGTGGCCCAAACCCTGAAAGCTTGCTCCAGCTTGTTGACGATGTTTTCCGGATTAATAAACTGTCCGCCGACGATAATGCCGCTCATTCTGCAATGTAATTACGGAGAATAGTATCAGGAACAACAAAGCGGCAACGCTCATAGGCCACATCATCTCCAGGAAAGTATCGAGGAGTAGAATCCGGGAAACGTCGCACCATCCTATCCATTGCCAATGCAAGCGTGTTAGAAGAGGGCGTATATTGCACCATAATCACTTCCCATAATTGACTCACCTTCACTGCACCGCTCAATGGCGACACGGGACGCAATTCCGGGAATTCCCTCATTGTGATTTCCAAACCAGTCACTTTCCATTCGCTTGGAACGGACTGCCTTCCCACTACGTAAATGGCCGGAATTACATTGCCATTTGGAAGTGTATAGTCGCCAGTTAAATCAGGAGACTCCGTGAGCAATTCAGTGATTGCTTCTCTAAGTTGAGAAATGTTCATTAAAAAAGCCTCCCATATGGGAGGCTAGCAAGAAAACAATGAAATAGTGATCAGCTATTAGGAGCAGTCGGAATGATGCTGCCGGTCTCAGAAGCATTCTGATGAATACCAATGCGACCACGGCTAATCAGATCGAAGGTGCATTCCACCAGATTATCAGCGGGATAGCTCTCGTTGTAGTTCATCACACGGCCAACATAGGCCACGCGATCATAGTAATAAGTGTTGCCAGAAGCACCAAGTTGCTTGTTGATTTCAACGTACACTTCAGCGTTCTTGTCGTAACGCGCAGTGGCAATCACCTGGAAAGCTTCGTCAAAGCTATTGGGGATAAAAGTGGTGCCGTCAACATCCTTCTGGAAATAAGACGTGACAGCAGCAGTAGCCTGAGAGGTGACAATCACGCTATCAGAGAAGCCACCGCCGCCCAGCAGGTAGAATTCGGTGTTGCCATCGTTGAAGGCAACAGAGGCAGTCGTGGCAGCTTGAAGAGTGTAAAGCGTCGGAGCGCCGCTCACAGTGAACGTTGCGCCGCTCTGGGTGATAACCGGACGGGTGGTGCCGTTAATAGAGCCAACGCGCACAATCACGTCTTGGCTCTTTACCAGTTCAGTGGGATGGTAGAGCATGAGAGGAAATCCTCAGCAATGAAAGGGAAAGTGATTAAGCGTTGTCAACGCTTCCTTTGCCAATTAGTCTAAAAATTCCCCTAATTGGCGTGCCGAGGAACTGCCAATAATGAATAGCAATTTCCTCGTTCGGTAAAAGCTCAAAGCGACCTTCCCTTCCGTTGATAGTGGCCTCAGCAGAATCGCCAGGCGTCACTCCAGAAAATGCAAGGGGCGACGTAAGTCGCCCTTCCATATAAACTGCCGTTTGATCCGCCCCGAGAAGATGATCATACTGGGGGGCTCGTTTTTGCCTTAACGATGCATAGTAAGTGATGCCCGTTGTGGTGGCCACGTAGTTTCCAGTTTCGCTGTCAAGCGCATATCCAGAAGCCACATGCCATACCAAAGTGGCGTTGGCTAGTGGCTCTAGAAAGTTGCTCATACAACAAATCCAACAGCAGTAGACGGAAGGGAATTTAAAAGTCGTTTAAATTCTTGACCGTATTGAGAGGCGTCAAGCCCCTCACCATACACTTTTCCATCCGTGGCACCAATTTGAATGCCCATTTGTGCAAGTTGTATGGCAATAATATGAGCCGCCAAAAACTTGACAGCCCTATCAGTTTGATCCCCAAACACGTCAGCAGAGGCGTCATAAGACGCCTCCGTAATAGCACCATTCACAATGCCAGACGGATGCGGCGTGAATTCAGGAAACCGTTCCAGAAAACTTGCGTAGGTGACAGCCATAATCAAGCTTTTCCAATACGAATGGCTTCCATGCGTTTGGCAATTGCATTTCTCACGCGAATACGGCCTTCAATCTTTTTCCAATCCGCAAGACGATCTGCATCATGGATGAGTTCAATGGCACGAATGGCTTGCGTAAGAGGAAGCTCACTGAGGCTTTGAACATTCTCTGGCAGATTTTCCACCAGCACTTGTTCTTTCATTTCCTCAATGGCGCCAATTGCCATAAGCTTTTTAACCGTGTTGTTCTCTTTCGCTTCGTTCCAGCGATCATCAGGAATTTCCTGATTAAGCCCCGGAACAAGTTGAATGAGACCACTTTTCGTGATAACACCAAAACCGGCATCACGCGGGGGATTTTCAAGTTCAGGGCGGTAAGCAATCAACATTGTTCTAAAGAAACAATTGTCAATAGCTTAACGCCCCTCTTCTTGATTAACTATCCTCAGGCGTTGGCCTGAACGTAGATAACGCTCTTGGGATAGTACAGAGCCACGCCACCAACGCGAGCATGGGCGGGAACGATGAATTCCAGGCCGCGCTGCTGAGGGGGGAACAGTTCCAGGGGTTGAGGAATGTGCAGTTGCACTTTCTCGGGATCGCGCTTGTACACAACCATGCGGTTGGTGTTGAGCACGCTATTGTCGGCATCCAGTTCGTTGATGGGCTCAACATTGCGGATGAAGGGGTTGGTACGCAGGAAGTACTCAAGCACAGTCACGTCCGAAGAGTCGGAGTTACGCTGAGTGCTCACCTTGTTGTAATCTTCCCAAGCCATCAGAATGGTGTCGGGCTGCTCCTTCATCTTGGAAGCGTTGATAATGGCGGTCACGCCATAGTTCAGCAGCTCCAGCATTTCCTGGGAAGTGGCATTGGAGAACCACTTATCAGCGGCCACCACGTCCACGGTGGAATTGTTGAAGAAACCAGACAGGCCCACGCTGCTCTCACCGAAGAAAGCAAGGCTTTCCACCTTCTCTTCGTAAGCGCGACGCACAGCAGCAGCACGACGCTGCTCCAGAGCGATGTTGGCCATTTGAGCAGCACGCAGTTCCTGCACGGTGTAGCCGAAGCTGCCGCCGAAGGAACGAATGTTGATGCTCTTCTCGGTTTGGCTGATGTCGGCACGGGGCAGATCATCAGCAGCATCCGCAATCAGACGGAACTCGCCAGTGGCGTCCATGATGCGGTAGGTGAAGGTCTGGGCGCCAGGACCAGCTTCAGAAGTGACGGGCAGCACAGTCGGATATTTAATATCCGCATACTGCACTTCAAACACTTGCGGGCGAATGTACTCAAGCTGACGCTCAAGAAACAGACCCGCGTCATCCATACGGAATTCAGACATTGTGAGGGCCTCCTATCAAGAATCAGCAGAGAGGGTGAAGCTCGGACCATTCAGTTCCAGAACGGCGAGGCCGCTGCTGGTAGTAGAAGTGAGGAAACGAGCGCCAGCCAGCCGCACGGTCTTACCCGAAGCGAAGGCATGGGAGAATTGACCAGCTTTGCCAGTACCGCTAGCCGAATACAGCACGCGGACCACGCTCTTAGGAGTGACGGCGCCAGTCACGTAGACGGCTACTGCACCTTCGTTGACGATGTTCATAGCTTGCTGATTCTTCACGCCAGGACGGCTGTTGGAATCAAGGGCAGTTTCATCAACGTAGGTGAGCACATTCACGCCGAGAACGGTGTCGGAAGTGCCGGAAATGGTGGTAGCAGAGTTGGCAACAGTGCCAGCATTGTTATAGACCACGACATTGCCGAAAGCCAGCGCAGCGCCAGTTTCGTTAAGGCCAGTGGAGATGGTGTTGTCGCGGATGTCGGACAGTTGACCTTCCAGCAGAGCGGTGTGGGCGAGAGCATAGCTCTGTTGCACACCACCAGCCGTAGCAGTGCCCGAGGCGGAGAAAGTGACGGCCATAATTACTTAGCCTCCTTGGAGATGGAGAGGGGCTTCTTCCATGCGTTCTGCAGATTCTCCATGTAGGAGGAAGGAGCAGACATGGGGGAAGCAATGGAAGCTACGGCTTTACGCAGCTCATCGGTGGTGGCAGAGTCCTTGCGGGACGCCTCCAGAGTGTCAAACATGGCCTGCACGTAGTCGTCGGACTTTTCGGACAGGTCGATGCTGTCGCCGCGAACGGCAATGATGGCGTCAACCATCACTTCACGAGCTTCTTTGCCGCTGAAATCATAGGCGGCATCGAGAACAGGCTTGGCCTTTTCGATGAGAGAAAGACGCTCTTCCACCATGGAATCAAGATTAATTTCCTTGGCAGTAGCAAGCTCGCCTTTCAGTTCTTCGATATGTTCGGCCAGGGCGTCGGCGCGGCCTTCGGCAGCGTCGCATTTGCCCTTCATCTGCTTTTCCATGGCATCCATTTCGGACTTCATGGAATCGGCAGCAGCCTGCAGCTCGTCATACTTTTTCTTCATGTCCTCAAAGGACATTTTGGCGTCTTCGCGTTCTTTAGTGATCGCAAGAGCTACGCTCTCCGACACATCAAACTCGGCGCCATCAAAGTTGACTTTTGCAGTCATTAGATGGTCCTCTTGTTTAGAAAATAAGGAGGGATCAGCAGCATCTTGACGATCAAGATGAAGCTTCACTTGCGGGCCTGCGCGGCCCCGACGAACAACGGCAATGTGATTACCGATGATTTCCTTTTGGATGCCATCGTAATGTTCGCCGCTTTCTGTAACGCCAGGCGTGGGATCATAATTCACCCGATAGCCCGCGCTCACTTCACGGGCATCACCGCGCATAATACGTTCAATAGCGTCTTTGTCCGTAATTGTCATTACGGCCTTGACAAAACCATTGTCGTAAACCACTTCAGTGCCGCTAAATCCTACTTGGTAGTCTTTAGTGTTTTCGGCATCAAGAAGAACTGGGGGATGCTCAGAAGTGATAGCCTTGCCCGCAAATGAGGCTAGGCTTTCTGGAGACGCCACTTCAGAAGAAGGACGATACTCTCGCCGCACCGAACCATCAGCATCTGTATAAAGCTGAATGCCAGTGCGAGCAATTGAAGCCCAAGCCCGAAGGTAACCTTCTGGCGTGACCTCGTATTTCTCGATTGGCGAGAAATCGTACCGATAAGAAATGGTGCTCATAGATATACTTTATCAAACAATTGTTATTACAATTAAAAAGCCTATTCAATTTAGACTAGTCGCATGATGTTCCTGGCGAAGAGCAACGCAGATGTGCTTAAAATGCCGCACCACCAAGCGCGGCTCCTCATTGCAAAGCGCGTGAAAGATGCTCGCCTTAATAGCGGCTTATCACAAAAGGACGTAGCCGAAACACTTCACATCAGCCAAAGCTCGTATTCCCGCATGGAGCGAGCCGAACTCGCTCCAGACTGCGTGCAAATACGCACTCTTAGTGGCCTCTATGGAATCAGCGTATTGTGGCTGATGGGCTATCCATCATTTATTGCACATACGAGAGATTAATCCTCTTCGTCATCGTCTTCGCCACGAATTTCGCGAAGCTGTTGCTCTACGCCCTCCATGACATAAGCCTTGGCAATTGCCTCGGCCTCGAAAATCAAAAACTTGGTGGGCTCAAAATGATCGTCGGGTTTCTCGTAAACACTCACTACATAAATGTGTGTTTCATCAAGTCGTCCATTTTTAAAGCATTGCTTTTCAACCAGTTCCCAGCGCGAAGTATTGCGATGTTCGTTCGCAGAAAGA